GGAGAGCATAAGGTTTTTATATTTCCTCCAGATTATAATAGATCTGTTGAAATTATCAACAAAAGGTTAATGTATAGAAATATCATAGTCAAGGGTGGTATCATGAGAATGGAAAAAGACTCACATAAGAAACAATTCTTCAGAGTTGATCGTGGAATCAAACTACTTGTGCCCAAAGAGTACTATATGGATGCACTGACTTATGGTCAAGAGAAGATAATTCACAATAACAAGAGAGTGTTCTCAGCTCAACAATTACTTGCTATGTATCAAAACATGGATCCAGTTTACAATAACATATTGATTGATAGAGCGACTAAGAAACTGAAATGTGAGAAAACACCTGATGGTAAATTTCTAATACCAATTCATACTCTATATCAGCCAACTATTCACCTAATTCCGCTAGAACATACTTATCAATGGCCTCTTCTCACTAACCAGAGTTTTAATTCAACTGGAATGGATATAGATCCAGATCATATGATGATGCTAATAGAAATGGATTGTGCTTGGATCTCAGAGATATTATTCAATTTAAGAGATTATCATGAACTTAGATTTAGAGCAAGAGTAGCTATAGCAGCATCCAATGTAATTGCATGTGATGTACCTTTTATTGTAGAGCATTGGTATGATTCTAACAAGTCAGCATCTTGCATGATTAAGGGTCAGCTCTTTGCTCGAGATCTTGGAATCATGTTAGTTTCATTCATGTCTAATGGACTTCTTTATAGAATGGAGAAATGGCGGCTACCAGATGTAGAAAATTATTCCGTAGCTCACCATAGACTAGTTACATTAGCTGCATCTATATCCAAATTGGGCCTTTCTAGGATGCAAGTTGAAAAGATGATAAAGCTTTATGCTAGACTTCTATCAGAGAATTCATGGGGATCATCTAAATTTCTAAAGCCTTTGAGGTATCTGATAACAGGATATCTTGTTAGATCTCCCCTTCAAGAGAAACAATGTCAAAAGGTCATCAAAACACTTAAGACGGTCAGTTGCAAATACTCTTTCTTACTAATTACAACTCTACTAGCAGAAAATGCAAAGTCACCTAAACTGAATTTGACCCCTATGTTTGGACTTCAGTGGAAACATATTGGCTGGGAATGCTTTCTTGTTAATCTTTGTCCTTCATCTACTTATGGACACGATAAGCATCTCAAAGATATATGCTCAGAACTATTTGAGGAAGTTGAACTCTATAACAAAAACATTGTATCTGTTGAAAATATTTATGAAAATTTTAAGTATATAATCTCGAGGAGAAGAAAGAATGAATCACTTAGAGGACTCTACAAAATGCACTTTGAACTTATAGACAATGTCAGACTAATCACTGATGACAGGTTTACATTCACTCCAGCAAGTGTTGTGCTCCTATCTTTACAAATACAAAGGTTAAACATACGCTATCAGACATGCCAAGAGCAGCTTCCTCATATAACTGAGCTGATGACAGCTAGAGCCTCTTATGACACATATTCAGGTAAATCCTGCATGGCTTTACAATCCATTTCTAAGTTAACAGAGATATATCAATCTTCTTCTACATCCATGTTAGCTCAAAAGATTTTAAATAAACAAGGATACGTTGATCTCTTAATGTGGCTTTTCGATAAAGACCAAGTTGGCGGTAATAGAGAGATATCAGTTCTATCAGGTGAATTTCGCTTATTGCAAGTTGTTGCTGAGAGATTCATGCTTGGCATATCAAAATCTCTTGATAACGAATTTTTGAATAGACCTGATAAGATTAAGGAATACATCAATCGATTTCAAGTCAACTTTGACTCTAAAAATCCTTTATTCTTTACAGCTGATCAGACAAAGTGGGGGCCTAATCTAAGCACTGTAACCTTCTTACTTTTAACTCTAATTTTCTCTTCTTACACAACAGAGTTTTACATTCCTGCTATCATATACGCCATATCTGAATTCAAAATATTTGAAGTCCCAATCCAATATGATCATTTTTATGATAAGATTGATAGACATTACAGCTTACCAGGTATGACAGCAAG